TGATGTGTTGGCTTGATCCACTGAGGCCAATTTTAGGAATGTGTCCATGGGTTGACGATCCCAGGTCCAAAATTCTAATGCTTCACCAAACTCTGTCACAATGTCTTCGTCTGTGATGGTAACTTTGATAAGTTGGGGTTTTTTTGCTAGTTCTGCTAGTTTCATTTGATCTCCTGTCTGTTAATCATTTCATTCAACACTGCCACTGTAAATTGCAGTCGGCTCTGTGCTTTTTCTATGTCGCCTCGAGCACAACGCAGTTCGTTGGTGGCCTTGGCTGTTTCTGCCAGTAAACTGCGTAGCAGTTCCACTGTGGTCTTTGAATCAATTACCTGCATCTTTTGATCTCCTATATTACTTATCCGGGTCAAGAGAAAAGGCCGTTTTTACAGGCCTTTTCTGGGGGTTCCTAGAGTTTAGGAAATTGTGTATTCGCCACTCACAGTGATTGTGATTGGTGATACCCAAACAGGTGCATCTGCACTCACTGTTGGAGCCAAACCAGTGATGTAGCCCAGGCCACTGATGGTCTTGCCAGCAGCACCTGCGCTGGTGTCACCCAGGTAAAGGTCAAAGTCAACCAGAGTCTTGGCAGTGCTCATGCCAATGATGCCCACGTTGGCCACAGTGGTGTTGCCACCGGTGCCAAAGAAAGCAGCTTGGTCCAAAACAATGTTCATTGACAAGCTGTTGGTTGCTGTGGTTGCAACTTGAAGTTTAGCTGTCTCATCTAACTGAGTCCAGGTAAACACATCGTTGCTGTTGTTCACAGTGACGTCTTGCAGTGCAGGCACTACTAGATTTCCTGTAAGTGTGGCATCGCCGGCAGCAAGAGTAAGAATTACTTCTTTGCCTGCTACACCAGGTGCGGGATAGATATAAGCCATTTTGTTGTTCCTTGTTAAGTGTTAACGATCAGTTCGGTAAAACTGAATTCAAACTCTGTGACCTGGGCATCTGACACAAACTCAGTTGTGACCTGAGTTGTTCTTTGAGTAACACCAGTGATGGCAGAATCTAATCTAGCTGCCTTAAAAGTGTTCACCATGGTCTGGTAGTTTGAGGGTGGGTTTTTTGCGTCTGTGGTAATTCGGACTGTGACTGTGGTGATTTGATTCACCACGCCGGCACCGTTTAGCACATCAATGAGAGGTTCTTGCGCAACCTGTTCAGTGTCAACATAGATCCGCTTGAAGTTCTTGAGATACAAGGCAGTGCCGCCTGCGTCCCAAGGCAGTTCCTGAGTCAGGGTGAAACCTGGCACAGGATTGGCTGCAAAATAATCAAGCAGAGCTGTTCTCATCTGACTCTCCGTAGATTCCACACACCCGGCTGTTTGTCAGCAGAGTCTATGGTGTCTGAATCATCAAAATCATACCAATCGCCTGCAGTGATTAGTTCACCAAACAACAGATCATATTTCTGTTGATAGTAACCCATCTTTCTGCGTTCGGCGGAATCTTCATTGCTGAAATCAGCGATGTAAGGCAGAATAAAGTTATAAAAAGCATAGTAACAGCAGAGGTCAGTAAAGTCCGGCTGCCGCGCACGAATCTTTGTGGGATTCAAGGGCGGCACATCAGCCACAGTGTTGATCTGTATGGCTGAAGCACCTGTGTTACGTGCAATAAAATAACTTCTCCACCAATCGGTTGATCTCAACAGTTCTAGTATTCTCTCAGTAGAACGTTGTAGTTGATCCTGAAGATAGTTGTCATCAAGGCCTTCATTTTGTTCAAATAGACGGGCGTCCAGAGCACGTAGGTCTTCTGTGGTAGCAAAACTTATGAACTGGTTGCCGAATTGAATGAAAGCCATGATTTCAAGTTCCTATCAAGGGTTGATACTGGAGTTGTTGTTCAAACTACGACCGTAGTTGCTCTGTAGCAAGCCTGTGCCATAGTAGGCAGAACACACAATGTCGTCACCCAGGAAAGCCGCTCTGCGTTGTGTCTCAATGGCGATGTCGCCAATCATGCCAAGACCAATAGCATCACGCTGGAAAATAGCACCGATATAGTTGCCTGCTGAGCCGGAGTTGGCCATGTTACTAGTTTGATACACAGGGATGCCAGCCAATAAGCCTACGAAGCCGGTTCTCATTGCTTCGTTAGCATTGTCACCATAAGCACCTGCTGTGAATGGAGTGTTACCTTGACTTGTCAATGCTGACTTCAAGTCAAACGCAACTTCAGGGTGAATCACACAGACCATGCCTTCAGTTGGAACAGCATCTGCTTGTAGTTTGGCAACTGCTGTGAAGATCTGAGCTGCTGTGATAACAGTTGTGCCTGCTGTGGGTGCAACAAAGCCACTGAACAGTGCAGTCAAGTCTGTGTCCATCTTGCGAGCAACTGCTTCGCCGAACAGCTTGCCTAGGTCTGCAACAACATTGCTTGCAGCACTAGTGCGAGCTAGGTCTGTCAAGATTGTGCGGATAGCAACAGGACTCACTGTCAATGTAGCATTGTTTGTGCTGACTGCTGTGTTTGTGACTTCATCACCTTCGGTAACAGCGGCTGCTGTTTGGATCGGGTAGATTGGCACATTGACTTTTTTACCTTGACCTGGGGACAAGGTGTAGTTCTTGACCAAGCCGCGCATGATTGATCGCTCTGATGCGACGAACATTGCTTCTTGGATGATCTCTGGTAAGAGGTCGTTTAGTGTTGTTGTGGTTGAACCGGCCATAATATATTTTCCTTAAATTGTTAGGCTATGCCGCTGGCTTTGCGATATTGCGCATAGAGCTTGCGGTGTTCTGGATTTTTCATATCCAGTTTGGAAATGTCTGTCTTGTTGGATGGAGCCGCACTACCCACATTTGACTGTGTGTTGGTGGTGGCCGGAGCAGCGGATACAAAATGCGGATTCGAATCTAAAAATTCTCGCACTAGGTCTTCCACTGCAAACGGCGCACCAGAGTCCGCATAACGAACAGCACCGGTTGCATCAACAATTTCAACATCGCCTTCTGAGTTGAGTCTAAGGTTTGACTGTAGCAAACTACGCACTTGGTCAGGATTGACTGCACGATATTTTGCGGCAGCATTCAGCACCGGAGCGGTGACCTTATACTCCCGGATGACGGAGTCTCTCTTTGAGATCTCAGCATCTTTCTTAGCAGCCATTTCTTGTAGGGTTCGTTCAAATTCACCACGTTTTAGTTGTTGCTCTTGTTGACGCTGATCCGCGTCGGCCTTTAACTGTCGTAATGATTCTGGATCACCCAGGTCCTCATAGGGTCGTAGCAGTTTCTTTTCTAATGAACCCTTCATACGGGCCATCATGTTGTCTACTTCCTGTTGAGTGTAAGTCTTGATTGCTGCCAGGTTTTCAGAAGTTGCTTCCGCGGCACCAGTTGCCTCATTTGCCAATGTATTGTCTGACATCGTTGCATCGCCTTTTCAATAAAGTTAATAATATATTTATAGATTATATCAGATCTCACTCCGATTAACGCGGCTTTGGGCCGGGTCCGGGTTTTTTCTTTTTGCCATAGTTGGTGATCATGATCAGTCATCCTCTAATGAACGCAAGATTGCTCTTGCCCATACCAAGCCAGCAGGACCACCCCATAAGAGATAGGCCTGTGTGCCAGGTGTTTCAGAACCCGGTGTATAATACACACGGGCTCTACTTAAAAAACTGAATGTTCGACGAACAGTGTCTAGACTGACCTGTTCACGACGAGCAAACTGATTTGCACGGGCCAAGCCCACTGCTGTGCCACCTTGTCTGCTTCTAGGCAGTTGTGCTCGCATGGCCAAGCCCTGTCGTGCGGCTGCCGCCATCGCTTCAGTGGCACGATAAGTGGCCATTATAGTTTTTGCCCTGCAGGTGGCCTGTAACCGGATCTATAGGCAGCCTGCCCTTGTGCTCTAGCACGAGCCATTGCATCTGCACCTGTGTAAATCTTTCCTGTGTTGCCCCATTGATAGCCCACTTGGCCATTGGGACCTTGAACTCTGCGAACTGGCATCAGGTGTCCTCTCGCATGCTTTCGATCTCTTCTTCGATGCGCCCTTCCCAGGCTCTGCACCAGTAAACAGGATTCACTGTTTCATCCCAGCGACTGCAACCCTGTGTGATGGGGTCATAGTAACTGCAATTGGCACAGTTTTCTCCTGCTGGCACACCTGGGGTGTTGGCTGGCACATAAGCATTGGGCAGGCCTTCGTTGTGTGTGAGATAGCGTTCGGGTTCTTCTTTGCCCAACAGTTCTAGGATTTGATAATCTATCACTGACAACACACCTGGGTCAGTGGCAGTTTCTTTTGCAGTCTTAAGAGTCTGCATGTTGTTTTCTATATCACGAATGTTGAAACTTCCTGGATACTCCACATGGCCGGTCCACTCTGCGCCCACATAGTCTGCAAATATTGACCAGATCTGTTCTTCGGCCAGTTCCAAGTTGTCGGCCTTGCTGCTAAGACGGGCATTCAACAATTGAAATTCTGTTTGCATGGCCACGCCACTTAGTGTGCGTGATTCTGTGGCACGGATAGCACCTGTGTTGGCCATCTTGTCGATCACAGCCACAAGGTTGTCCTTCACTGTGAGCATGGCACTGAGTTCTGCACCGTTGTAGTCCAAGATGTAGGGCTTCAAGCCGGGATCAAGATTGTCTGG